AAAAGGTCAACGTGTTTGTAGGCGGAGGCGTCCAAAAGATCGAGACGGTCGAGAGGCAGCCTAACGGCAAAGAGAGATTAGACGCTATCGAGAAAATGCTTAAAATGCAAGGAGCATACAACAAGGACATAAACGTAAATGTAAAGCCTGTTGTAATACAGGACGACATATAATTTTTTTGGGCGGAGAGTATCGGAAATGATTATAAGCGGTGGTATGCCGATAGCGGAAAAGAAACAAGTCTCCGTCCGCGAGTTAGTCGGCGGAGGATATGACGATTTTTGGAGGTGGAAAGGCCGTTACCGGGTGGTAAAAGGTAGCCGAGCTTCCAAGAAGTCGAAAACGACGGCTCTATGGTACATTATAAAGTTAATGCAGTACCCGACGGCGAACTTGCTTGTCGTAAGAAAGGTTGGAACGACCTTACACGACAGTTGTTTTAAGGAGTTGAAATGGGCGATTGATAGGACGGGGACGAAAGAGTTTTGGAAAGTCACCGAGTCGCCTTTGGAGATAACCTATAAGCCGACGGGACAAAAGATACTGTTTAGAGGGTTAGACGACCCGCTGAAACTAACCTCGATTACCGTTGAGACGGGATCGCTTTGTTGGGTGTGGGTGGAGGAAGCCTACGAGGTTACGAAAGAGAGCGATTTCGACACGTTAGACGAGAGCGTACGAGGCGAAGTCGCAAACGGATTGTTTAAGCAGATAACCCTTACCTTTAACCCGTGGAACGAAAAACATTGGATGAAGTCGAGGTTTTTCGACAACCCGGACGAAGAAACGCTCTCGCTCACGACTAACTATAAGTGTAACGAGTGGTTAGACGAGCGGGACTTGGCAATATTTACCCGGATGAAAAAGGAAAACCCGTCACGATACCGGGTAGCCGGGTTGGGCGATTGGGGCGTCTCGGAGGGCTGCATATTTGAGAATTGGGAAGAAAGAGCCTTTACCCTCACGGAGATACGCAAAAGGGACAAGATCAAAGCGGCTTTCGGCCTTGACTTTGGTTTTACCGACCCCACTTCGTTTGTGGCCTGTCTGATAGACGACATAAACAAGGAGATATACGTTTTCGACGAGTATTACAAGGAAAACGTTACTAACGAGGACATTTACAATGCGATATGGACTATGGGCTATGCCGACCAACTAATTGTCTGCGATAGCGCAGAGCCAAAAAGCATTACAGAGCTGCGAAATTTGGGTTGCCACAAGGTACGTCCGGCGCGAAAAGGCCGGGATAGCGTACTGTATGGAATACAGTTATTGCAGCAGTATAAAATTATCATCCATCCGAAATGCACGAATACCTTGAGGGACATTTCAAGCTATTCTTGGGAGACGGACAAGCAAGGAAACACAATAAACCGACCTAACCACGATTTCTCGCACGCTTGCGACGCTTTAAGGTATGCAGTAACGGATAAAGTAAAAGGCGCAACATTCAGTTTCGAGTAGGTAAACGCTTATGTTATGGGAGTACGGCTCCGGCACACGAAAAATCAATAAAATAGTAAACGAAAACGCTCCGGCTTCGTTCGAGGAGTATTGGGCGCTGCGTATCAGAAATTTCATTGACTCATTGGCATATACCGATATGCTTGAGGCGGACAGATACTACAAGGGCGTACAGGACATTCTTTATCGCAAGCGCGAAATGAAGATTGAGGGCGAGACTATTGAAATAGCCAACCTCCCCAACAACCACATAGTCGATAATCAGTATGCAAAGGCGGTTGACGAGAAAAAGAATTACATCATAGCCAAACCGCTTACTATCACAACGTCTGACGACACATACTCCAAGATTTTACATAAAGACTATTTCAACGCCAAAATGCACAGACTACTCAACCGGGTAGTCCGTGAGGGTATCAACCTTGGCGTTTCATACCTTTACCCCTATTACGACAACGGCAAGCTCAATTTTAAGAAATTCCACTCTTGGGAGATTATGGTTGATTATACCGACGAGGACAAGACCGAAGTTTTGGACTTTGGGCGGGTATATACCGTTGAAAAGATCATAGGCGGCTCAAGGCAGTATGACACCTATTTTGAATACTACGACAAGGACGGCGTAAAGACATTCCTTTATGACGGAGACTTGCACAAGCTCACTCAAGAGGAGGAAACGTCGTATCTGCGGTTAGGTGAGACCGAATACTCTTGGGAAAAGATACCCCTCATAGTGTTTAGGCGTAACGAAAACGAAATGCCCTTGCTCAAGGCGGTTAAGTCCTTACAGGACGCCATCAACGAGATAGAGAGCAATTTCGTAAATGTAATGGACGAGGATATACGCTCAACCATTATGGTTCTAATCAACTATGACGGCGAAAATCTTGCCGAGTTTAGGGAGAAGCTGACAAAGTACGGCGCAGTCAAGGTAACAACCATTGACGGACAGGGCGGCGACGTTAAGACGCTTAAAATAGACGTCAACCCGGAGAACTACAAGGCTATCTTGGGTATCTTAAAAGAGGCTCTTATAGAAAACGCGAGGTCGTTTAACGTTAAGGACAACCGCCTCACGTCAGACGCTAACCAAATGCACATTCAGAGTGCATATCACGATATGGACTTGGACGCCGACGATATGGAGGTCGAGTGGCAAGCTGCGTTAGAGGACTTGCAATGGTTTATCGACTTTGACATTCGCCGTAGAGGGCTTGCAGTACCGAAAGATAACGAGGTTACTTTCACATTCAATAGAAATATGATGATAGACGAGACCTCGATTATTCAAAACTGCGTTGTATCGAAAGACATTATCTCTGACGAGACCATAAGGCGCAAACATCCTTGGTGCGTTGATCCTCAAAGGGAGGCGGAACTACTTGAGGAGCAGCAGAGGAAAGAGCTTTCGTACAACCCCATTGAGGATATGAGAAATGCGTCTGACGGCGATTAAGCGTAAGCAGTTATCCGCCGACGAAAGGTACATTGCTTCCGTAATAGAGGACGAGCACCGAACCCGAGCCGAGGTTGAGGCTCTTATCCTTACATTTTGGCAGAACCGTAAAAACTACAAAAAACTGTCCCGGGACATTCAAAAGCTCGTTGAGGCATTTATGAAAAGTTACTCAAAGAGCTTGTCCGAGACAATGGACGATAGATTTTTTGATGGTTTCCTGTTAGGCGCGTTTTTAATGCAGTCTGCCACGGAAAAGTACGCTACGGTAAAGAGGCCGGGCAATACTTTGGACAAAAAGTGGCATTTTGGAAACAAAAGCTACATTGACAATATCAATAATTACACTTACAGGCTCTTGTCGGGCGTAGATACGACGCTCAAACGGGGTATGCTTACAGATATAGCCCCGAGCATTTCAAAGCCCTTTAAGACACTTGAGAGGGCGATTAAGACTATGAGCGACACCGAGCTTACATACGCCTCCCGGCAAGGAACTCTCAAGGCAATGGGCGACGAGTACATTTTTATCGCAACGCTCGATAATTTGACTTGCGAGATTTGCGGAGAGTTAGACGGGCAGACATTTAAGACGAGCGAGGCCGTTGTTGGCGTGAACTATCCGCCGATACACCCAAATTGTAGGTGCGTACCCGTGCCAAAGGTGTTAGACGAGTACGACAGGATAGCAAAAGACGAAAAGGGCGTAAACATAACGGTCAAGATGGACTACTCCGAGTGGGTGAAAAAGTATGGTTTTAAGGCGTAATGCCTCAAAATATGTCGTTTAGGTGGACGATAAAACGCCTTACCCTACCATTTCAAGAGGTGCGACCTCGAAAAAAAGCGAAGAAACAGGAGGAAAAAGATTATGAAACGTGATTTTGTTGAAAACTTGCTAAAAGACAAGGTGTCAGAGGGCACAGACCTAAAGCCTATCATTGACAGTATTATGGACGAGAACTCCAAGGATATTGGAAAGGCTAAAGGCGACAACGAGAAGTTATCCGAACAGGTTGAGCACTTGACACAGGAGATTAGCGACAGAGACGCGCAGTTGGCAGAACTCAAAAAGGTAAATGCTGACGAGTTGAAGTCAAAGATCGAGGAGCTTGAGGCAAAAAACAAGGAAAGTGCTACCGAGTACGAGGCAAAGGTAACGGAGTTAAAGCGCGAGAGTGCTATCAAGGAGTCTCTTTACGAGAACGGCGTTACCTCCATAGAACAGGTTATGAGGCAGCTTGACCTTGACGCTATCACATTCAAAGATGGTTCACTTATCGGCTTAAAGGAGCAGATAGAAACATTAAAGGCCGATCCCGTGTTGAAAGGGTGGTTTAGCACCTCGACAAATTTAGAGGGTGCAAAGCCCAAGGATAGCAACACGACGCCCCCGGATGGAGGCAAGGACTTGTCAGAAATGGGGTATGACGAGTTAGTGGAGTACGCCAAGACACACCCCGATTTCGATTTTAGTTAATAGGAGGTAACACAATGGGAAATTTTGACGCAAAAGATTTTAATAGCAATGCGTTTAAGTATCGCGTAGGTCGTATTCCTAACCTCGTAGGCAATGAGATTGTTAAGTCTCGTGCTATTGTTGAGGATAGGGAGCTTACAGATACTATGAAAGCACAGAACGGCGTGTCATACGTATCTATGGCTCTGCGCGGACTGCTTGACGGCGACGCCGTAAACTATGACGGCGCAACCAACATTACGGCTACAAGCACAAAGAGCTTTACACAGTCTTACCAAGTAGTAGGTCGTGCAAAGGCTTGGACAGAAAAGGACTTTGCTTACGACGTAACAGGTGGCGTTGACTTTATGGACAACGTAGCCTCACAGGTGAGCGACTACAAACAGGCTCTTGACGAAAAGACCATCCTTGCAGTCCTCAAGGGAGTATTCTCTATGAGCTCCGGGACAAAGAACCTTGAGTTTGTAGACAAGCACACCACGCAGATTTCCGGCAACGTTGGGGCAACAACCCTCAACTCCGCAGCAAACAAGGCTTGTGGCAAGAATAAGTCACAGATCGCCCTTGTTTTCATTCACCCGGACGTAGCAACCAACCTTGAGAACCTTAACGTTCTTGACTATCTCAAGTACACCGACAAGGACGGTATCACAAGAGACCTCCCTCTCGCTACTTGGAACGGTAAGACCGTAGTTGTTACAGAGGACGTGCCCGTAGAGACCAAGTATGAGCTCACTTCGGACGTCGCAATCGACCCCACAAAGACATACTACACCAAGAGCGGCAACGATTACACCGCAGTTGCAGAGCCCGACGTAGACGATATTGCCACATACTATGAGCAGTACGAGGAGTACACCACATACGCTCTCGGCGTTGGCTCTATCGTTACTGCAAACCCCGGCGCAAAAGTGCCTTACGAAATGAGCCGTGATCCCAAGACAAACGGCGGCGAGGACACTCTGTATATGAGACAGAGAAAGGTATTTGCTCTCAAGGGCATTTCCTACACAAAGTCCTCACAGTCCTCCGAGTCTCCCACAGACGCCGAGCTTGCAACAGGCTCAAATTGGGAGCTCGTACATAGTGGCGAGGCCGTAGCAGCTAACCGCTCCTACATCAACCACAAGGCAATAGCGGCTATCCGCATTATCTCAAGAGGTTAATCAACTATGACGGTAGAAAAGGTTAAGGAATTTTTACAGAGTATCGGCTTTTCCACGTTCACGAGTGAACAGGAAACCATCATTGAGACGGCTTTTGCCTCGGTAAAGCAGCGCATATGTAATATCTGCAACCTTGACACCGTACCGTCCGAACTTGATTACGTGGTGTTGTATCGCACCGTAGGGAGCGCGCTTGCGTCGCTCAATGCTATCGGTGCGATACCATCAACTCTTGATTTTGCCAAGGGCATTAAAGAGACCAAGATAGGCGATACCGACGTTTCCTATATTTCATCAACCGCCCCGGATAAAAGGTTTGAAATGTGGGTTGACGTCCTATCCTCATACGGAGCGAGGGAAATATACTCGTTTAGGCGAATGAGATGGTAGATTTTTCAGAGCATAGGGCGGCGATAGAGGAGCTATACACCGGGGTATGCACTATCACTAACCGAGAGACAACGATAGTGGACGGCATAAGCGAGACCGAAAACGTGGAGATTTGCAAAAATCAACCCTGTCGTTTGAGTTATAAGTCGTTTCCACAGTCGGTTGACGGCGACGAGGAATACAAGTCCTATCAACAGGTCAAATTATTCATAAGCCCGGAGGTAAACATACCGACAGGTTCAAGAATAGAGGTCACACAGGCCGGGAGAACCCAACATTTCGTTGCGAGCGGTATTCCGGCGGTGTACGACACGCACCAAGAGATTTCATTAGAAGTGGACGAAGTATCGTGAATATTGACGTTAAGCCTATTAAAGAGTTTCAAAAGAAATTGACCTCTGCGGAGAAAAGCGTGGATAAGTGTTGTCGGAGCATAGCCAAGGAGTTAGGTTCTGCATATTTGCAGTCGGTTATACCTAAAACGCCCGTATATGCGCCAAAGACAGTAGGCGACCACTATTTCGAGGCATACGACCACGGCAGTAAGCGCAAGTCCGACGCAGCGTTGCGCAAGAAGTGGAGCGAGGACAACCGCAACATTCGAGTCGTAAAGACGGGTGGTGATTACGAGGTCACGATTAGAAATTCGAGTCCGTATGCGTCTTTCGTTGACGAGGGACACACTCAAAGAGTGGGGGAGAAATTTCCTACATATATGGACGGACAACTTATTATGGCAACCCACCGAGTCGCCTTTGTGAACGGAGAGAACTTTACAGGCAAGGCGATAGCGGAGGTAGAACGCAAAGCACGGAGTATCGAGGAAAGAAACGTAAAGGTATGGCTAAAGATTTAATAACCGACTTGGTTAGGTCGCTCGGAAAACAACTTAACACAGAGTTTGGTTGCACGGTCTATATTGATCCGCAAGAGCAAGGCGTAAACGCCCCCTGTTTCTTTGTAGAATTGGTAAGCTCTGATATAAAGCGTCTCATAATGGGGAGGGTGCAGTA